GATAGCGCCTAAAGCCTCTACGGATCCTACATATTCGGCTAAAGGTTTACCGTTAGCCTCGGCTCCTTTTTTAATAATATCGAAACCCTCTTTAAGATTTCCACCACTTGCTATAAACTCTTCAAAAGACTTTCCGGTCAATTCGAAAAATAATTGTGATAGCTTAGAAGTTGGTTTAGCTAATTCGCTTAATGCTTGTCTAATCATAGTCATAGCTACGCTTGTAGGAGTACCCGAGGCGGTAAGTGTAGCAACTGCGGCCGTAACATTACCAAACTCTATACCCATAGACGCAGCAATAGGAGCAACATTAAACATAGCGTTAGATAGTTCTTCTACTGTTGTTTTACCACCTTTTACCGCAGTAAATATAATATCGCTTGCCTCGCCTACGCTAATAACATCGCTACCAAAAGCGTTTACTACGGTAGTTAAACCGTCTACCGCTACTCCTAAATCGGTAGCTCCACCTACGGCTAATTTATTAGCTACTTCTAGGAAAGTAAATACATTATCCGGCGGTACACCGGCAGAAAGGCTATCGTATAGAGCCGGTATAACATCTTCGGGTAATTTACCGATCTCTTTAGAAAGTTTTAAAACATCTTTATTTATTTGGTCAAAAGTTTCTTTACTTGTACCCGGTAACAACGTAAAAACTTCGTTCATACCGGTTTCGAAATCTCTAAAAGCAGTAATAGACTTAGTAGCGGCCGCTCCCGCAGCTACACCAATACCGGCGAAGATCTTATTAACCGTATCTCCGGTTTTCTTCATTTCGGCGCCTACATCGCTAAATTTCTTACCGACTTTACCTACGTTACCTAAAAACTTTTTAGTATCTGCTAAAAACGTAAACCTTAATGTTTTCTCGCTATTAGCTGCCATTATTTATTTTCCTTTATAGATCTCTTAATTAAATTCATCATCTCTTCGCTATAATTTTCTGTAATCTTAGGTACTGCTTTAGCTATTGTTGGCTCGGCTACATAACCTACGTATTTGTTACCCTCCGGGAAATCATCGCTAGATTTCCATAGATCCCCAAACCATTTTTTATACACTCTTCTTTTAAGTTCGCTAGCCGGAAAAAATATACCGGTAGCGTTAGAGCTTACGGATCTTCCTTTAGCTTGTGAGCTATTATAAAAATTTAAAAATTGATATTTTCTACCAAACTCTAAGTTACGTACAAACTTATTAGTACGTCTTATATCGAGGTAAGCGATACGATCCGTACCACCACCTACATAACCTTTGGCTCCCTGCGTTCTTTTTGGTACCGGCCTACCGTTTACACTCTGCTTTAATGCTTGTGATCTAGTAGCACTTTGTACCTCTTTAGAGATCTCTTTATGAAAGCCTCTTAGCTCTTTCTTAACTTCTTTACCCTGCGATAACTCGTTAAGTCCCTTTATAACATCATTAAGACCCTCGACGGCTAGTCCGCCGTCTTTTGCGGTATTGTATTGAAAGGTTTTAGCCATATTTCTTTTTTTCCTGCTCGGCTCTTTTTTGTAAAGCGTTTTGAAGTGCCAAAAAAATCGGTAACGGTAACTCCGCTACTTCCATAGGGTTTAGTCCGGCGGCTAAACTAACTTCGGCTATTAAATCGATATAATAACCGCCGGTTACTCCGGGTCTTCGCCCCCTAAACCGTCTATAGTTGCAACGGTATTTAACCACTTATCGAAATCGTCCGTAACGCCGGTACGCTTACTAGCGCTCCAACATAAATACATTAACTCCTCAAAAGATAATTTTTCTAGCTCGCTAGCCGGTCTTTGACCGAATTTTCTTTCTAAAGCTACGAAGTCGACGGGTCTTAACGTTACTTCTTTTTTTGTACCGTCTTCTAGTACGAGAGTGAGTTGGTGTAATCCCTGTACTAAAGACATTAGCTTGTACTTCTTGTAATAGTTCCGCTTGTTGGGAAACTAACGCTAAAGCTCGCCAATTCTCCTACTCCGTTAGCTACCGGTTGGTGTTGGTTAACCAATACGGATCCGCTATATTTCGGGTTAGTTGAAGATACTGCGTCGCTTGTAGGTTTGATCTCAAAAGTAGTTACGGTACCTAGAAGAGGCCATAGTGTAGCGTCCACTTCGCTAGCTGCGAAGTCTTGGTGGAAATCTACGCTTAAAGATCCGTCCTTTAGGCCGCCTAATCTACTCTTAAAGGTTTGACCGAAAGCGGTTTCCTCTATTTCGTCGGCGGTAATATCTAGAGTAACACTAGCAACGTGGTCGCTTAGATCCACGCTATTAATTGTTACGCTAGCGTCTGTTAAAACAAACTTAGCCAATTTTTACTCCTTTTTTAACTAAGCTAATTTTAAGTATTGATAATTTCCTTAGTCGTAGTATGACATAGAAAAAGCCGGGCGATTAAACCCGGCTTTTAACGTACGTAATATACTTGAGAGTATTAATTACGATTTTTCAATTCTTTCATTATTTACCTCCTACAACTGATAAATTATTATTTACTTCAATTTCGTTATAAGTTAAAAAATCTTCCATACGGTTTTGGTAACAAGTAGAGCAATTTTTAATACCATTTTTAAAATCGCTTTTTGTTCGTTGTGCATAAATAGAATTACACTTATTACAATTTCTATAATCTATAATTTCACAATAATTTTTATTCATTTAATACCTCCCAAGTATTTATCTTATGTACCCATTATAAGCACATAATCACAAATTTAGGTGTATTTTTTTAAGATTTTTTACTCGATACCGAAAGTAGCGTGTATATCAAAACTTGGAGTAGTCCCGGAAACTGTATAAGCGAAACGGAAGTAATCGTCTGTTATTGCTCCCGATACTTTCTTAATCTCGCTACTAATAGCGGTTATATCTGTAAACGTCGCTATTGTTGTAGGGCTAGTAAAACTAGCGTTATCATCGCTCTCTAGTGTTATCGTAATAGTAGGGGTACTTGTTCCGCTAACTCCGGTACAATGTACGGCGGCGTAGATGTTTTCGGTGGAGGCTACGGCGCCTAATTGTACTCCGGTACTATTTCCGCTAGCGGTTATTGCGCTATCTATATCAATAGTACCCCTCACAACTTTATCGGTGCTATTTGACTTAGAAATATTAAAAGGTGCGATCTCTCCTACACTTCCTAGTATTTGATAACTAAATAGTTTTGATTTTAAGAAGTAAGCTATATTGCCTACTCCGGCGTCGGGTACAACTGTAACGATCAACTCGTTACCAATATTAGCTCCTAATAGAGCGTCCGGTTTTTCACTACCGGCCTCGAAAAATCCGTCGATACTAAGGCTACTATCTTTAAGGCCGCCCAATCTTTCTCTAAATCCACCACTATTTATAGTTGTAACATCTAACTCGTCTGCGGTAACGTCTAAAGTAATTGCGTTGGTATGTGTGCTTAGATCATATCCACCGATAAATAATTTACCGTCCGTAAATACATACTTAGCCATTATCTACCTCTTTATCTTTAATTTCTTCTACGACTTTTTTTACTTTCTTTAAATTTTCTTTTTTACTTATAGCGGTTATATGACCGGCTTTTGTAAGTGTGATTATTTTATCTAGATCTTCTAAAGTTATAGTGTTACCCGGCTCTTTACCGTCTATCTTCTTAGATCCTATTATTTTAAATTTTGGCATTTAGCTAGTTCCTTTTGTATACACTTCTAGGCTTATATTAGCTCCTATTGCGTCTATTCCGTTAAGGTTAACGTCTGCGGCGTAATTGCTTACACTTGTAATAGTTGCGTCGGTATTATCTAAACCTAGCGTCTTATTATTAAATATAGTCTGTCTTATAGAGCTACTCCCGGCTCCTGTTATATATTGGTCTAATTGATCTTGTGCCGTTCTGCTCTCTGCTCGTTGTACTGCTACTAAAATATCGAAGTTGTATAGATCCGTGCCACGTTGCATAGCTACATTAAACTGTATTGAAGTTGGTAAGACTATTGCTACCGGAAAGTTAATAGAGTAATCCGGTACAACATCGTACACTCGTAAACCGCTAATATTATCGCTTAGGGTTGTTTTAATCCCGTCCCTTACCTCTTGTAAGCTAGCCATTAAGCTATTCCTAGTACGCTAGCTTTACGAAACGGTAGTAGTAATCTAGTTACCTCTCTGTTTTGTTGTACATTAACTACGCCGAAATCTCCTACACCCGCTACGCCTAAAGGTGCATTACGCATAGCGAATAACTCGCTAGCTAACATCTTGCACGCATATTTAATAGGCTCCGGTGTAGTTGCATAACCCCAATTAGCGGTTATTTGTGCGTAGGGTCTATTAGAAGTGTTAGATAAAGGCCACTCGTAAGATCCGTCGCTATTTAATTGAATAATGTAATAAGGGCTACCCTCAATACCCCCTACTACACCATTAATAGGTAGTAATTTATATTCATCGCTTGGTACGGTTACTTCATAAGTACCGTCGTCGTCATCGTCATATTTTACAACCAACCCGGTTGCAGTAGATATATCATCTACGTAAAGTTTAAAAAAATCTTTTGTAAAGTATTCTCTAGCGCTTGTAGATCCGTCGGCGTAAAATTTTCTACCACAAAAAGCGTCTATTTGACGGCTAGCGCCATTAATAGCATTATCTAATAAGTCGTCGTCTGCGGTATCACTATCCGGGATCCCTACAAAAGCTTTTAGATCCGCTTGGGTAATATAACCGTTAATAATTGCCATAGGTTACTTACCTCCTCGGCCTTTACCCTTACCACCTTTAGGTTTACCACCTTTATAGTGTTTAGGCATTACTACTTCTTAACGACTTTTTTTTCGGCTTTTGGTTTTGCTGATTTATTTTCGATTTTTCCGCCAAGTGCTTTAATTTCTTTTTTAACTTGCTCGGCTCTATCTGCTTTTTTATAAATCTCGTAGTGTTTTAATTCTTCTTTTAAAGCCTCTATCATTTGTTTATTTTTAATATCCATAAATCTTATTTCCTATAAGTTTTAGTGTATCGGTTGCCCGATACACTAAAACAATTTTAATTAAAAGGTTGGTGTTACCAATCCTGTTCCGCCAATCACGGAAATACCCAACGGGTATCTACCGCTTGCGAAAGCAACATAACCATAAACAACTAACTTAGTTGTTAAAGATCCTGCGTTAGTTTCTTCAAACTTAGCAGTAAACATATCTTGCTCGAAGAGTATGTGATCTTCTGCTCTTACTATGTAGATCTCGTCTTGGTTTGTACCTGCTCCGAAGTTAGTAGCGACATTAGCGTCGGTAATAACCGGAATACCCATTAATTGACCAACAACTCCGTAAGAGTTTGTATCTCCAACGCCATAAGCGTTTTGCGGAGCATTACCGTTAGGTAATATTAATGGTCTATTTGAGCTATCAACTCCCGCAGTTAAAAAGCCCCAACGTCTAGGGTGCATAATCATAGCGGTCGCCGGAGCGAAACGATTAGAGTTTACTTTCTGTATTGCGTCTGCAATCTTTGGCATAAGTTCGGCTACTGTAGGGCTAGCGTCTGTATATGCAACGCTATTAGTGCCGCTAACTGTAGTTATACCTAAAGGTTGTCCGGAAGATCCGGAGCCGTTTAACATCAAGTTATCTAATTTTGTATAGTAAGCGCTTGCTAGATCTTGGAAGATAATATCTTCTAGATTAAAGCCCGGTTGTCCGCCACGGTCTAAGGCTTGCTTAGATACGTCTTGTTGTCCTGCGATAGTATTGACGTTCACGGTTAATAGTGTATCGTCCATATCTGTTTCGCTAACTGCGGCGTTTTCGCTAGCTTGTTCTGCTGCGCTTGATCCTGTTGTTATTCTTGAAATTTCTACTTTGTTGCCGAAAGCCGGTAACTCTCTTTTTGGTACTGCTTGATAGAAATTAGCGCCCGCTCTTGCGAGTGGTGCGTAATCATCGAGCAAGTATTGAGGTACGACCATACCGGTAAAAGCTCCGGTACCGACATCTCTTTTAGAAACTTCTTGGTGTTCCGCTAATCTTTTGTTAGCGGAGTAATCGTTGTTGAATTTAGCATT